ATGCTTCAATCGTCATTTCATCTTGCCCCCAATCACCTGTTCAGCCTTTTTGATTAATGCTGATTTCAAGGATGTGAATGCCTTGTGTAATGCTCTGTTTGGTGTTTTACCAAATGTATGATGCCATTTGCCCTTATCATCTTGATAAGTCCAGCCACCTTTTCTTCCATCACCCTTCAAGGCATATTCACCTGTTCCAAACTCTTCCCATATAGCATTCTGAAGTGGTGATCCAATCTTGGCTTCACCCTTGCTTTCATCAACTCTATATGCCCATGAATTTTTCAACTGACCTGAACCAACTCTTGAATTTTGTATCACCTGTGATTCTATCTCACCTGCTGCTTCATACAGATAAGCAATGGCAGCATCATCAAGGGCTGCCTTGACAGTTGCTGAATAATCTTCAAATTCTACTGACATATCACTGCCCCCCTGTATATTTAAGATAGATTTCATAGTGTTGGTTCAATTCCATTGGATTGTCAATCAGCATCACATCATATTTCTTTGAATTTGCCACCATCCTTGCATTTTCTGAAGTAACCTTGACCAATTTGCCATTGACTTCAATAAATTCAGGAATGGGCTGATAATCGCAAATAAAAAGATGTGTTGATTCCTGAATCTTGGCATTGTATGTTGTGTATTTGGAATCCCCTGATGCTAAATCAAGGAATCCCTTAAACTCCACAACATCTTCCCAGGATTCCACATCTTCACCGATTCTGTTCTTGGTTGTGGTTCTTACCTGAAGAATAGCATTTATATTGCCCCCTATCATATAAGCACCCCCTTAGAATCTTGCCTTCATATAAGGCTTTAAGAATCCAAGCAAAGATTTAGGATAACCCATCTTTGAATTGTCACCATCCATGTTGAAATATGTTACAGAATGCCTTGAAATGGTTTCTGATTGAACACCGACTTTTGCCCTGTTTTCCAAATCCCATTTCATAAGGTTCACAACACCCATTTTCACATCAGCACCATATTTTACCTTGGATATAGTTGCATTTGCATAATCACCTATATCTTCCTTCACAACAAAGGTGTCACCATTGATTTCAGTAATGGTATAAATGCCACAATCTGTTGCATTGTCACCCACAGAAACCTGGATTGTGTCACCTGCTTTGAATGGAATTGGTTCATCTGTTACAAATACACCTGCAATTATGTCTGCATGAATCCTTGTATAAGGCTTCTGATGGAATCTGTTGTTGGTATACTTTCTGATATTCTGTTCAAGTGCCTGAAGCATAACTTCAAGCACCTGTTCAGATTTGTCTGTTGGAATGAATTGCTTTAATTCCTCAACTGAAATAATCATAAGGGAAGCCCCCTTTCTTATTTCTCTTTACACTTTAAGATGACAACCTTTGCATCATTTGTGAGTGCAGCCATACCATGTGCAGTACAAATGATGTTGTCTGCCACACCTGGCTCTCTCTGATGCTCAACAAGGTTTCCTCTCTTTAAGAAGTAAGTGATTGCAGGAAGATCATCTTCAGTTTCTGCATCATTGTTAAGCTTGATGATAGGATTGTAATATACACCTTCCTCTAACTTGACCTTGTTAGATACAACTACATCACAGCCTGCAATTCTACCGATTGCACCTGATGCAAGAACACCTGCCTGATACTTGTCAGCAGATAAGAAGTCTGCATCCTTTCTAAGCTGTGTTTTCTGCTTAGAGTGAATAAGGATAACCTTGTTGCTGTCCTCTTCCTCATTGAACATATCAATACCATCAACGATTGATGTGTAGCCAATTACTGCTGTTGACTTATCACACACATTTGGTGAATCATAGCACACTGCCACTCTGTCATTGTCAAGCTTCTCGCTGATTGACATTGCAATCTGATTAGTTGCTGTTCCCATTGGGTTTCCATAACCTGAAAGCTGTGCTTCATCAGTAAGGGCAACACCCTGACCAATCTTCTTAATGCCATACTCTGCTGTTGTGTATGCCATCTTTGTTGTGTCGATTGGAACACCTTCTGCATAGTCCTTTGCTTCACCGATATATCCCCACTTAGGAATTGTCACCTTTGAACCTGGTGTGCCTTCAAGCTTATTGTCTACCTTGACATAGCCCATCATTACTGCTTTCTTCTCTACTTTTGCATTGATCATATCTGATACAACCTGTGGATCAAATACATCACCATTTACTAATGTTGTTGTTTTTGTTAAATCTGCCATTTTTAATCATTTCCTTTCTTTTTATTTACTAAGTTCTGCATACAATTCAGGATTGCTTGTTCTAAGTTCAACCTTTGATTTGTAGCCCATCTTGTCAAACTGTTCCTTGGTGATTGAATTTCTTTCACCATCACCTTCAGGAAGCTTGTTATCACCAAGCACCTTCAATTTGCCTGTGCCTGCCGATTCAAACATTGTTGGGAACTGTGTTTTCAATCCTGAAAGCTTATCTTCCCAACCTTTGATATTGTCGTTTCCATCAAGTTCTAAGGTTTCACCCTTTTCCTTCAGCTTCTCATTCAATTTGAATGTCAAATAATCAACATCAACAGCCTTTTCACTTAACAAAGCAACTTTTATTGCTGATTTCAGCTTTGTTTCCTGAAGTTGTGCCTGCAACTCTGCAACCTGTGCATCATATTCACCAATTTTCTTCTGCAAGCCTTCATCATCCTTGGTTGCCTTTTTAAGCTGTGCAATCAATTCATTAGCAGATGCCAATTCTGTTTCCTTGCCATTCACCAATTCTTGAAGGGCATCATATTTTCCCTTACCTACATATTCACCTGTTCCAAGATTGCCGATTTTCACCTGCTTATCCTTGTTTGCTTCATTTCCATTGTGTGCATTGACCTTTTCTGCAACCTGATTGAAAAGTTCGTCACCTAAAATCTCTTTTAAAAACTCCATATCTATTTCCTTTCTTTGTCTGTGTTTTTATATGTGGTTTCACCACTCGACAAGCCCAGTTTTAATGTCATATGACAGGACAGATTCAAAGGTATAAATGCCACCTTCAGGGCAATATAAAAGGGATAGCTTTATGCCATCCCTAAAAGTTTCTTCCATGTCTTGTTTCTCGCTGTTATAACACCATCTGCAACACAACCATTTGCCTTCTGATATGCTTTCACTGCTGCTTTGAATTTAGCACCTGCAATGCCATCAACTGTTCCACAATCAAATCCCATGTAGTTCAGGTATGTTTGAATGACTCTTACCACCCTGTGTCTGCTGTTTCTTGTTGTTGAAACAGTAACTGTCTTTGATAATGTTTCTGAACCTGCAATGCCATCAACCTTTGCACCACATGCTTCCTGGACACCCTTGATGAATGTTGTTCTTGCATCATCCTGTGTTGGTTCAGCATTGTCATACTTTGGTCTAATGATTGCCTTGATGGTTGATTGCTTTCTTGTTCTTCGCATTACCTCACCACCATTTGAATCATTGCCAACTGCTGTGTTTCCTTCAACAGTTTCATAAGAACCATCTGTATTCTTTGAATAGATGAATCCTATATGATCTGCAACACCACTTCTATCAAAATCAAAAAGAACAATGTCACCATACTGACCTTGATCCTTTGGCACTGTCTGATTCTCTTGTTTACCCCATAAATCCACACTTGGACAATATGCTGTTTTGCATCCGTTGTAGAATAAATCACTTGCACCTGCCATTCTGAATATATCCCACACAAATGCACAGCACCAAGGATATCCTGAACCACTGACAGCCTTGCCATAATAATGTGTATTGAATATTACATTGTTACTGTTTGCAGGGCTTTCTTTTGTGCCTATATAAGACAATGCCCTGTTCATAATCTGTTCTGCTGTAATCATGTTTATCACCCCTTATTTTTATTGAATCTCTTCCATAAATCAGTTGCTTTTTCCCATCCATACATTGCAACAAAGGCAACCAGGAATCCTGCCATTATAGCTGCAAGAATCATGTACCAAAGGATTGTTTGCTGTTTATACTGCATATAGGCTATAAATGCCACCACAGTGATTCCTATTGAAAGAACCAGCACAACAATATCTGTTGGAATCTTGGACAGAACACCAACCCCCTTGAATACTTCTGTTATAGCTGACACAACAAATGCAGTATA